ATGGTCTGGTCAATCTTCCCAATGTCCTCCAGCGCGTCAGCCACCTGGCCGATGCCCTGGAAAGTCACGGCCATGCGCCGAATCGTTTCGGCTGCGGTAATCAAATCGCTCATCATCAAGTCCTCATTGAGTTGGTGCGACGCAGCAGTGCAGTGACTACAATCGTCGCCCCGCTGCCGACCGTGGTCAAGTTCGGGCGCACGAACAGCGGGCGCTCTATCGTCGTGAAAACCTTGTTTGCCGTCGCCGTCGTCTCTGCGCCACCGGCTGCGTTGGAAAGGCCGGTAGCGATATACGTCACACCATCGGCCGAGCCTTGCGGCTTGAGCGTCGCACCGCCCCAAGTGCCGGTCGCCACCCACGTCACGTCAGCCCACTCCGGGCACTGGACGCCGGCCCCGTCAGCATTTGTCGATGTCAGTGTCCATTGATACTGGATGAGCGAGCCATCGCCGTCACCAAGCCCTCGGGTGACGGTCGGATTTACTGTTGCCATGTGGATCTCCTGTTAGATGCCAGTGCCAGGGACGGCAGGGCGGAAAGCTGGGATGCGCGGCGGCTCGTAGTCGTCCTCATTGCTCAGAGACTCAGCCACGACACCGAGATACCGGAAAGCATCCGCCCCGTGCGAATACTCGTCATGGACTGGGCTGCCTGGCTCGCCCGTCGAAGAGCTGACCACGCGCCGGTATCTCTTCAAGCACTCCTGAAGGCGCTCGGTTTTCGCTTTATCGAACCAGCAATGTCCGAACACCATGCGCGCCATCTTGATACCTTGCTCGACCGGGACATTCGGCGTCTGCTTGGTCTTGCGCCCAAATCGCTTCAGAATTTCGGCTGTGCTCATGCCGGTCTTGAAGTCCTTGGTATTACCATCATGCGGGAGATAGTCATATCCCCAGTTGTACGGCATCGACTTGAGCAATCCGGCGTAATGATCGAGCGTCTTGAAACTGTCCTCGATGTAGTCGATCACCGCAATCGTCGTCGGACCGACCTTTTGGACAAGGATGATCGACATCGAATCATTCCAACCGAGATCCCAGACCGCATGCACTTTTGACCGAGCGTTATACGGCACCGGGCAAATACGTCCATCCATTTGCGCCTGCGCGACCTCGTTGGCGTAGATCGCGCCAATCACCGCCGACCGGCATTTGCCTTCCCAGATGTTCGCGTAGTCATCGGGATTGGCTAGCTTGCACTGCTCGCGCTCAAGCTCAAGAACCTCCGGGAACCACGGGTTGTCTGACCAATTGACCTGCTCAACATGCGAGTGCGGCGGCTGATTTACGACAAACCGCTGCCAAACCTCGTCCGAATCCAGCATCGGGTTGAACGTCACCCAAATCTCGCTACCATCCTTGCGGATCGTCGGGACGAGAATGTCCAAGCTCTTTTTGCTGACGGTCTGCGCCTCCTCGATCCAAACGATGTCGATGCCCTCGTAAGACTTGATCGACTCGACCGTATGATTCGCCAGGCCAGCGAACAGAAACTCGGTCCCGTTTCGCCCGCGAATCTCCGTCTCAAGCGACAGGTAGAACTCACCGAGTCCCATCGCCTCTATCTGGTCATCCAGCAGGCGCTTGACCGAATCCTTGATGGACTTCTGCACCTCACGCGTGCAAAGGATGCGTAGCGGTGATTGCGCGCCGAGAATCAGCAGCGCACGAGCAAACCCCCAACTTTTCCCACTCCCACGCCCACCATGTGCAACCTTGTACCGGTACGGATCAAACAAGAATTGCAGCTTGTCAGGAAACTCGACCTCGCTACTTTGGCTTGCGGAAGACGACATTTAGGCTCAAATCCATCTTGAGAGGATTGTCAGGATCACCCGCCACCTGGACCGGCAGCAGTTTCGGATAGATCGTCCCCCAGAAAACGCGCTCGTTCGCCGGATCTTCTTTCGCCCACTCGACCATGCGCTCAGCGCCGCCAAGCTTGTCAGCAGCCATGGCGATCGCCTCCTTGGCGGTTTGCGTTACCTTGCTCAAACTGCCCTTCGGTCGCCCCTGCCCTGGGCGCTTCTCGCCCTTAACAAAGCATCCTTTATTAGCCATTTCTAATGCTCTTGCGTTACCGTGTTACGCGAACCGCTTTGCAGGGTTTTGCTGCTGAGGCGCATAGGCGCGGTCAAACTCGCCTTGAGCAGCCGCGTCATCCATCGCCCCGCCACCTTTGACAGCGGCCACGATCATCTCAACAGCCTGCGACAGCCCTTTGACAGGGGTAGGCTCTGCCGTCTCCTGGCCGTCGCGCTCCACTCCTACGGATAGCTTGCCATCGGCAGACACATACAGGCAGACGGTAAAGCCGCCATCGCCATCTTCGTCGGTCATCGGCTCGGTCATGGGATCATTCATTAGCGTTTCCTTATATTCCTGCACAACAAAAAGCCAGCGGACCATTTCTGGCTGGCTGGCTGGCTTGTCAGTAACCCGCATGGTGCGCGCCGATCTTGCGATCCAGCTCTACCATTGATCTACATCCGCTTTTTGCGGGCGCAAGTAGGCCCGCGTGGTAATTATTGACTATTGGTTAGCTCGTGTCAATAGGTTTTCTCGATCCAACAGCGGAGTCACCTTGCAAGGTTCGTCTACTACTTGTTAGAAGGCATCATGTCTTGCTCTGCAATACTGCATAGAAAGTCGCATTCCGGCGCAATGGCATCTGTCGTCGGGTGGTCATCCGGTATCTCATCAATGAACATCCGCACATCATCAATGCGAGTAAGGCGCGCACCAACATCGCGGCATAAGCCGGCCATACGATAAAACTGAACCGGGAATTCCTTGCGCACAAGCGCCCAATAGGCCGGGCTTGTCGCCTTGCCGCACGGAATGCAGTTAGCGTTTGGGAACCCCATCGCATACACCCTCGGCGGCTGGATGCCAGCGTTCATTACCATCGCCAGACATGCGGCTTTCGTGATCCCCTTCTCAATAAGCGGCGTCACAATCTGCAATTCCGGCCAGTTCTCGCGTAGCGTTTCGGCGCGTCGCACGTCGCTTGCGTCCGCCGTATAGCCAAACACATGCACGTCATCCGGCATCTGGAAGGCAAGACGTGGTGCAACCTTCAACTCGCCAGTGCAAGGTGCGCCGTCCATGCCGTTGATGAACCGCCGCTTTTCCCAAACCGCCCAAGTGTTCGGCCATTTACCGCGCAGGTGCGTTACCGGCTGCTCGAACCATCGTTCGCAGTCGGCCATAAACCGGGCGTTGTCCTCGTCTTCGCTGCCGGTGTCGCAGTAGGCAATCACGTCCGGTCGCATCATCTTCGTTGCCACCGCCGAGGCTGCGCCGCATGAAAACCAGCTCACAATTCGCGCCATCTCAAATTCCCTCTAACAACCACATCAACCCGGACCGTCCGCTGGCGCGGCCGTCCGGTTATGTGGGGCGTTATGAGGCGAAATCCGCCGCCTCGAATATTGGTGAAAATAGTTCTTGCATTTACACGCAATGCGTATATAATTCAGTCCATGGGTAGCACATCGCAACCCACCGCGCCTCGGGGAAAACAGGGGCTGGAGCCAAAAATGAACGCCACCAAAAACTTTGAAATCGCCGTCGAAGCCCTCTACAACGAAGCCCCCAGCGAGAAGGCCCGCGCCTTCGTTGAAAAGCTCGCCGCTCAAATCCGTGCCAAGGGCGAAGACTGGATCGCCGCCCGCGTGACCGAGCTTCACATCACCGATGTCGAAGTCTCCGACAGCGCCGAGTGCAACATCGAAGACAACCGCCTGTTCTACTTGGAGCGCTGGCAGCTCGCGCTGGTGAGCTGAAATGACGGGCCACCCGAACAGATCACGGGGCGGCTCGCCGTCCCGGAATCCATCCCCTGACGAAATCCGCACGGCCCGCGAAGGCGCAGGGCTTTCGCAAACGGAAGCCGCCGCGCTCATCCACTGCACCCTTCGAGGGTGGCAGGAGTGGGAAGCCGGCAACCGGCGCATGCATCCGGCGTTCTGGGAATTGTTCCGCATCAAAGTCGCCTCATAACCCGTCGTGCGAAGGGACGCGCCGCGATGAAGCTGCGTCGCGCCCCTCCACTCTGTCGTTATGCCCCGCCTTCGCCAGCGCCCGAGCATCTTCAAGGGCATTGTGGGGGATGACCGATGTCGTCGCCGTGTCCGGCAAATCGCGGCGAACCTCAAATGTCATCGTGTCAGGTCCAATTCTGTCGCCCGGCGCGTACTCCAAGAAATTGCAAAAGTGCGCAATGTCTCCGGGCCAGTCGGAAATAATATGCACGGCATCAAACTGCCCAAGAAACTCGGCCAATCCGGCGCGCAAATCTGCATCCCGCTCCGGTTGTTGCAGTAGTTGCGGCATCACATGCTCGCGTACCCACCAGCCCGGGTCGTCGCAAAAACGCACCCCGTACCACTCGCGCCCATCGTCGGCCACCAGCGCCATTGAAATCAGCGCCCCGTGGTATTCGTTAAATTCAGTGTCAATCCAAATTCGCACTATCGTTCTCCTAGTCAAAAACCGGCATAACACGGCGGTCAACAGCGACCGCGCTGAAGCGCGGCGCGTTACCTATGCGTTAGCCAAGCACCCGCCGCGCCCGTGCCCAGAACTCGCGCACCGCCTCGACAAGTCTGGCATCGGCATCCGGTCGCCGACTCCTTAGCACGTCGCCAAAGATATACCGGCATTCCAGCATCGTCCTGCTCACGGTGGGAAGATCCCAGATGATCGTGTCGCAAATCTGCGCGACCTTTGCATCTTCAGCAGCCGCAAGATCATCGACAGTGTCGAAGCCACGCCCACCTGTCGA